CGTAGTAGACCTTGGAGTGCATGGCAACAGCGGCCAGCTTGTCGCCTTGATCGCCCAGCAGGCTGCGGGCTTCGGCTACGTGACGAGGGCTCAGCGTAGTCGGGGTGTCACCAGACTCGCCGTCGATGCTCAGACCAAAGAAAGCAGCAGACGAGCTGGTGGCGCCGAGGGTGCCGAACACGCCAGCAAGGCAGGACAGCAGATCTTTCTGACGTTGGTTGGCAACGTAGTCAGCGATCTTGGCGCCGATGGCGGCCATGGGATCGGCACCAGCAGCCAAGGCTGCCAGGTCGCGAGCCTCAAAGGCGCGGCCACGATGCAGGATGACGCCAACTTGCTTGTCAGCAGTGATCTTGCCGGGGCTCAGCGAAGTGCTATCGGTCAGCACTTCAAAGTCGCCAGACAGGTTGGCTTTCCAGAAGGGGACGTTGATAAAGTCACCACCCTCAGTTGCATTCAGCTCCGCCAGGGGCTGCACCACACCGCTAGCCAGGAAGGCATCACGCTGCGTGGTTTGCTCGATGACGTAAGGCGTAAAAACCTCTGGGATGATGATGTCAGAGCGAAGAGTCGCCATGATTCATCTCGGGGGAATGGTTTACGGTGTGGGCGCAGCCCCAGGCTCTGTGTGGCGCAGCCATCACGAGCAGACACTCAAATACTAACGGTTAGCTGTTGCCTTCATGCGATCATAAAGGTCACGATCTGTACGGAACAGTCGCGCCTGCTCAGTTAGGTTGAACGAATCACGGCTGAATGGGTTAGCCATGCCTGCCGGAATGCCGCCAGTGCTAGCACCGGCTGATGGTGCGCCGCTGCCTTGTGGCTTGGGTTGCTTCTGCATCCATGCTGGCAGGGTCTTAGCCCATTCGCTGACGGGCGTGCGCTGATAGCCGTCAACCACTACCACGGTGCCATCAGCATCACGCTCGATCTGATCGGCGCTCAGCTTGGTCTTGAGCACCATGTCGGGGTCATGCACGATGTCAGCCAGCGCCGTTACTGCTGGTGTGACCAGCTCCAGTTCGCGGACTCGTGCTTCAAGGGTTGCGATGCGCTGATCCTTTTCCGTCGTCGCCTCACGGAACTGCTGCTCCAGAGCCTGTCGCGCTTCTTGGTATTTGCCCTGTGATTCGAGCTGCTGCTGCTCGTGGTTGCGCTTGAACTCCAATAGCTCATTGACATCAACACCATCTGGCAACGCTGGCGCCTTCTTGGCAGCGCGTAACTCAGCGATCAGCTCTTTATTCTTGCGCTCAAGCGCCTCTACACTGCGTTGCAATGCGTCGTTGTTGTCGCCCCCAACAGCCGCAGGCTCCTGGGTTTGTGTTTCATCAGACATGGATAAGCCGCAGGCTTAATTACGCTGCCATCGTAATGGCGCGTGGTGATCGTGTCAAAGCGTGAATGGGACACCCCAATCCGTGAGCCATGGAATCTGCTGATTAAGCAGTGCCTTGATGCAGTAGATCGCCATGAGCATCTGTACCGCAGTAGCGGCAATGGCTGGCATGCAGCTAAAGCTCAGGATCTGCGGTGGTACGTTGCCGAGCTAAAGGACTGGATCCACCATCAAGAAGCGGTTACCACTTTACCTTGTCCGCCCAATATGCCGGAGACATCTTGCCGCGAGCAATGTTACTAGCGTGCCTTGCCTTAAAGGATGCCCGCCTAGCTTTGTCTGCTGCTGACTCGTTTTTGCGTGGCGGACTGCCGCTGACACCTTGCTGACCAAACCGGATCAGTTTGACGATCTCGCCTTCCTTGGCCAGCACCGCATGTGATTTGGTCGGATGATTTGGTGTCCGCTTGGGTTTGTTGTAACCCTCAAACTGCTCGCCGCGATAGGCAATCACGACCGGTCGCCGCGTTTCATTTCTTCTTGCCCCCCTTCTTGGGCATGGGTTTTTGAGGCTTGGCTGGTCCGGTGTACTTAGGCATCACTTCTTACCTTTGAGTTTGCGGGCTTTACCGGCTTCAGATAGAGCAATGGCTATTGCCTGCTTGCGGCTTTTGACCTTTGGTCCCTTGCCGGGGCCTGGCTTGCCGCTTTGCAGTGTCCCTTGCTTGAACTCGCTCATCACCTTGGCGACTTTCTTGTCCGCCTTGGTCGGCTTCTTTGCCATGCCGCCATTCCTCAATGCCTACCAGCAGGCTAGCTCCATCTGCTGTTGCCCATCCTTTGTCGGTGTAGATCGCTGGCACCCATGCCTCGCCAGCCAATGCTTCAACAGGATCTGAGCTGACCGTAAACAGTCCCTCGTTGCGAAAGTGCCGCAGGTTAGGCAGGTCCATATCGTTTGCGGAGTTGTTCCAAGGTTAATTCTGACCCATCATCGCGTACCAGCTTGGCGATGGCGTCACGTGGGCCGTATTTCTTGGCAAGTCGATTGAAGTATGCAACCTTGCCTGGGCCAAGCGCATCAGCCTGTACGCTGCGTGGCTGCTTGGATAGCCATTCTCCGTAACTCTGGTCAATCGGCACCTGGCCATCCTTGCTGGCGCGGGTGGCTGTCGTTGACGGCGGCAGGATGTCTGGGTCGATGATTGGCACAGTGGTGCTGCGGCAGTTGAAGTGCTGCGGCGGCATCGGACCTTTGCCGTACTCAAATTCCTTGCCATCCAGCGCTCGGCAGATCGCGCTGGTGCGAGTGTCGAGCGTGGCAACGTACCTGTAGCGCGGCGTAATGTCTTGATTGGCCTCGTAGACCTGCTGACTGGCGGTGTTGGCTACTTGGTTAATGCTGGTGCGTATCAGGGCGATAACTTGATTGTCTGCTACTGCTGTTGCCTGCCCGCCTGCAGCGATGAGCTGTCTAACGGTCTTGGCTTCCTCGCCAAATTGCAGGCTGCCGATCAGTCGCTTGGCAATAGCAGGCGTTGGCTCGCCAGTCAGCAGTCCCTGCCGTACCACCTGGCTGAACCGCTCGGCCTGATCGACGGCGATGCCCCGGAACGCCTTGGTGACTACCTCGCCATTTGGCAACGTGATCGTGGCACCCTGCGCAGCGGTCAGATTGAACGTGGCCGGGGCGCCTTGCACTGCGGCGAATAGGTCATCACTCAGCGCCACCACATTGAGCTGTGTCGGGTCGGTGGTAACAACCGACTGCGCAAACTGCGGGCTGATCTCCACGGTGTTGACCGCATCCCGCGCGCCAGCCGGTAATGCTTTGCGAAGCTGATCGGTTACGAACTCGGATTGCAGCTGCGCGATACCCTGCAGCTCAGTTGCTGTGATCTCCGTTGCATCACCCGCCCAGGTGCCGAGGCTGTCCTTTAACTGCGCAAGGATGGCCCGCAGCCTGGCTGCCTTTACAGGTGCAGCAAGTTCGTCGATAGTCCGCAGTTGATTAACCGCATCAATGATGATGTCGTTGTAGGCGTTGATGATGCGCCGCGCAACGCTATTGCTATACCTGTTCAGGTCGATGGCGTTGCGATATAGCGCTTCTGGTGTGCTCACTGCCCATCAGACGGTAGATCAAGCCCCGCATTGGATGTGGCATCCAGCTCTTCGTCTACGTCAAAGTTATCGCCTAGCACGTCGCCTTCGGCCAGCTCACGCAGCAGGGTTTCCTGGCTGATGGTGCCAGCGGTGTAGAGCGACAACAGCGCAGTAATGTCCTGCGGCTCAAGGCGTGCGCCGAGGAAGTCGCGGTTGACATAGCTGCTACCGGCAGCAGTTGCATTGCCGAGGTATTGCGCGTGAAACTGCAGGCAGTTGTCGATCATGTCTTGCATATTCTGCGCAATCACCATCATGGTGCTATCGCCCTGGCTACGATCGATGCGCTTTGCCTCGGCCGTCTCGGCACTCAGCTTCTGGCCTAGCACTGCGGACAGTCCTAGCTCATTGATCTGCAGCGCAAGCTGCTCAAGCCTGCGGAATTGCGCGTCAAAGCTGCGCCCGGCTGGCTCGATGTACTCGGCGCGGCCTTCAGCTGGAAATGCGATCGCTTCGCCGGGCCCGGCTGATACCTCTTCGGCTGCTGACGGGAACCCGTAGAACGCCAGCATCGGCACTGCTGAGATGTGCAGTTGGTTATCAAGATCCGACTGCACCTGATAGGTCTTGAGGTTCAGTTCTGCAATGTCTTCCAGCGGCGGGCGGGATTCCATGAAGTCATGGCGCTGCGCATAGGCAATGGTGAATGGGATCTGATTGAGGCTGGTGCGGCCTTCATCAACGACGGTGAACTCACCGCTGTCGGCCTTGCGATGGATGCTGTACTCGCCAGGCGTCAGCACACGAACCTGCTCGACGGCCTTCTCGCCAAACTCACCATCTGGCACCGTGACCACTTCCGCCAGCCGCAGCTGGGTCAGCACCTGCCTGCCTTCTTGCGTCTCGGTGCGCCAGCCAAGGATCTGCCGGGGTGTGTAGGTCACCCAGTAGGGTCTACCGCCATTAGATGGTGCATCCACCAACGTACCAATGTGGCCATATCGCACCATCTTGCGGGCGGCTTCATACGTCCACACATTGAGGTCGTTGCCTTGCAGGTCTACGTCAAACAGCTGCTCACGGATGATGTCGGCGGTGTCATCCAACCTGACGGGCTTACGGGTAAGCATTCCCGCCAGCATTCGCTCAAGGCGGATGTAGTACGGCGGGCAGACGCTACGGGATAGGCGGTTGTCGTAGGACTCATCCAACTCGCGGGGCTCCTGCGGCAAGTAGCGGCGATGCTTTTTACGCATGCCATAGGTGCCCTGCAGCAGATCCTCAATTAGCAGCCAGTGCGGCTCTTGCGCGTACCAAGGCGTATTAGGGTCATTGACCTTTGCTACGGTGCGCTGCGCTAGCGGCCGGTCATAGAAGTTGTAACCGCTATACACGAGCGCTAACCGCTGAGAATGCCATCAGTTTACGGCTTCAGTCATTGATGGGCTGTCTAGTAAAGCCTAATGCCAGTGCTGCGGCCAGCACCGGCGTGCAATGGGTTGAACTCACGCCACACCAAATAGCCGAGCGCATCGTTCATGTGATCGAATCCTGCGTCCTTGTCGGGCTCGCCCTTGTCGCTGTAGCACTGCAGCTCCAGGCACTCGATCACACGGCGACAACTCTGCACCACCTGCAGCCGCACCTGTCCTTTGCCGTTCTCCAGCAGTGCCTGTACAGCTGATACCCGATCGCGCACTGGCGGGTTGCTGCGTGGTGACTGGTTTGACATGCCATAG